GACATTGATCTCTCCTATGAAGAAGCCAACTTCATCAAAGAAACATTCATGCAGACCTATAGCCTGCGTGAGCTTAGTTTGATTCCCAACAAGAAAGTCGATGTGAATCAAGAAGTGTCTGGCGAAATTAAATTTGAAAGTATTGACACAATAGTGCAAAATCAAATCAATGCAATTGAGAGTGAACATTTTGATCGTAACCTCTTGCTAGACATCTATAGGAACGTTTAATGTTTAACATCAAAACGCTGACCGTGAAGAATTTCATGAGCGTGGGCAATGCCACGCAGGCAGTTCGCTTTGACCGTAATGATCTTACGCTGGTACTTGGACAGAATCTAGACCTAGGCGGTGATGACACAGGCGCACGTAATGGCACAGGCAAGACCACGATCATCAATGCACTGAGCTTTGCACTTTACGGGCAAGCACTGACCAACATTCGCAAGGACAATCTAATCAACAAGACCAATGCCAAGAGCATGCTAACTACCATTGAGTTTGACAAGGATGGAGTTACCTACAAGATTGAGCGTGGTCGCAAGCCCAACATCATGAAGTTCTATGTGGGTGGCAAAGAACAAGAGATAACCGACGAGAGCCAGGGCGATAGTCGTGAAACACAAGCAGACATTGAGCGCATGCTGGGTATGAGCCACGACATGTTCCGACACATTGTTGCACTCAACACCTATACAGAACCATTCCTTAGTTTAAAAGCCAACGAACAGCGCACAATGATTGAGCAGTTGTTGGGTATCACCCAGCTGAGTGTAAAAGCTGAGAATCTCAAGGAACAGATCAAGGTTTCTAAAGATTCTATCACTCAAGAAGAGTTCCGCATCAAGGCTGTACAGGATGCTAACACTCGCATGAAAGAGCAGGTAGAAAATCTCCTGCGCAGGCAAAGTCTATGGCTTAGGAAAAAAGACGAAGATCTTGTCAAACTCCAGCAGGCCTACGATGAGCTGGCCAAACTTGATATTGAAGCAGAACTATCTGCACATCAAGCACTAACAGGATATCTAGCAAAGACCAAAGAGATCACAGAACTTGTTCGTTGGAAAACTGCTTGCGAAACAGCAGAAGCCAAAGAAACAAAAACAATTGAAAAGCTAAAGAAAGAAATTGCTGATCTCAAAGAACACAAGTGCTATGCTTGCGGGCAGGAAATGCATGATGAAAAGCATGAGCAGGTTCTAGCAGAAAAAGAACGAGCACTGCAAGAGGCTGCACTGCAAGCCTTGTCCACGAACACACAATGGCAGGAGCACACAGACAAGCTAACAGCACTGGGCGACCCAGGCACCAGGCCTACTACGTTCTACGACAAAGAAAGCGATGCGTTTGAGCACCGTGCAAGCATGAGCCATGTGCTGAGTCAACTGCTTTCACGACAGGACGAAGCAGATCCTTATGTGGAGCAGATTGCTGAAATGCAAACTCAAGCAGAAGCTGACATTGATTACACAGCCATGAACGAGCTGGTGCGCTTGCGTGATCACCAGGATTTCCTGCTAAAACTGCTCACAAGCAAGGACAGTTTTGTACGCAAACGCATTATAGATCAGAATTTAGCCTACCTTAACACACGATTATCGGAGTACTTGGACCGTATTGGACTTCCGCATACAGTGACATTTTTGAACGATCTAACGGTTAATATCACAGAGCTAGGCCGTGAACTAGACTTTGATAATCTCAGCAGGGGCGAAAGAAATAGGCTAATACTAAGCCTAAGCTGGAGTTTCCGCGATGTGTGGGAAAGTTTATATCAGCCCATAAATCTTATGTTTATTGACGAAGTCGTGGACTCCGGGATGGATTCTAGTGGCGTAGAAGCCGCACTGGCTATCCTCAAGCGAATGAGCAGAGACCGCAACAAATCCGTTTGGCTGGTTAGCCACAAAGATGAGCTGATCAGCCGTGTGAACAACGTACTAACTGTGACAAAAGAAAACGGATTTACCTCCTATGGCACAGATGTGGAAATATTATAATATGAAATTTTTTGACTCTGCGCAAAACAGCTAACTACTATGCACATGACATCACCAAGCAAAGCAAAAGGAAACACCTGGGAACGTAAGGTAGCAGATCACCTTACAGCACTCTACGGGCAGAAGTTCTTGCGTGTTCCTGGATCAGGAGCATACATTGGTGGTAGCAACGTGTATCGCAAAGAGACCCTGAATGAAGCACAGGTACGCAGTTTCAAAGGGGATATCATCCCTGGAGAAAGTTTTCCTAAATTCAATGCAGAATGCAAAAGTTATAAAGATTTTCCATTTCATCAACTCTTTCAAGGCTCATGTAAACAACTAGACGAATGGATTGTGCAATGTATGGATGTCGCTGATCAGAGTGACTTCAATATCATATTCATGAAATTCAACCGCAAAGGCATGTTTGTTGCTGTTCAACTATCTGACACCACGTCTCTCTCCCTAAAACACCATATCACTTATACCACAGAAAAATACGGTTCCTGGGCTTTCATGGATTATGAAGCATTCTGGGAATCCAACACCGCAGCGGTCAGAGACCTCTGCAAGTAAACAGAACACTGCTCGCACCGGCCTAGCTCGGGTGCCCTAGACCTGGATCTCGGATCACAGGGACGGAATTCTCTGCGCTGTACAGAGTACTCAATCACTACCCGCAAGGATGTTGACTGGTTAAATGCCCCAGTTTGATTGTTTGAATAGGATTCTAAGGCTGAAAAGACGCAGTAGCGATACTGCACGTTTAGTATGTGTGTTAGCGTATGTATACTAAATCGCCGTTGTTTTAAAGACAGAATGAGCAGGTATCGGACAACCGCCTGTGTTGTTGTTTATAGTTAATTATAGACAATTATAGTTCTAACGCTATGTGGCTGTAAGAACTCAGATGAAGCCAAACTTTGCCCTGTGCGGGCAAAGTGTGACCATAGAATCTAGATGAAACTATTATCGCTTCGCTCTCGTAATAGTTCAATTAAAAAAATGCATGAGCGCAAGCGAAATGCAGATGTCTGAAAGACATCTTATAGTGTTAGAAGAAAGGTAATCCTGAATCCTTAGTAGATTTCATATTATCCTTGATGATCTGATTGATAATTTCTTTTTCTACTTGTCCGAGTAGCATGGCATCTTCGTAGTTTAATCCACCACGCATCCACCACATCATGCGCAGGGCTTCGTCTCTAATGGCTCTTGCCTCTTTGTCCATGCCCTCAATCATGGACTCAATCCCGGCATTGTCTAGTTTCAAGAGCCTGCTACGAAAAAATTTGAATAGTCAAACTCGATGTTCATATCCATTTCTTCATTACAACCGCCACAGCGTGTTTTAACTGGTTGTAGCGCACCTTGACGAGCTATCGTGGTATAGGCTGTCTGGATCTGATTCACTAGAGAGCTGGGAATGTTTTTATAAAACTCCAGGATATAATCCTTGTTCTTGATCTTTTCTTCTGGACTGTCATCCATCACGATGTACTCTGTGCATTCTGCCAACACATCAAAGTTTAGATCAACCAGGCGATCCATTTGCTTGATTGATTCTGCTACACGTTCGTCACCATCTTCTAGGTTGTCCAGGGCTTGTCCAAGTTTTTGTACTTCAAAGTTTGTTTTGTTGACCTTGTTCATGCCGTAGTAGGCCTGCGGACGGAATTTGATAGTAATTCTATTTTCAGTATAGTGTTCGTCAAAGTTTGGTGCTTTGATGGTGTCCAGCATTCCACGCAGGTCCAGTGCATAGGTGTGTGTTTCGGCGCAAAATGGGCATGTGCTTTCAAAATCCATCTTGTGTCCATAACTGGCAATGCGAATAGCAATCAAGGTAGCATCCACATCAGTTGCGGGCATTCTCCAAGCATCCTTGATGTCTGGAATACAGCTCTGGATAACATCAACCATGCCCTGTCCGTTGAGCAGTGCATCAGGGGTGCGTAGCACAACCTCGTCCCTGCTGGTCATTGGAAACACAGCGAATTCTCCAGATTCTGGTACATTCATTGTGCCCATGGGCCACCAACGCCCTTGACTAGGCGGCATAAAGTAGATTGCTGGTTGTCTGAATAGCTTGGTCAGTGGATTTTTTGCTACAGACGGCGGTACTGGCATTTGCATAGAATTGCTCATTTTGATCCCCATAAATAATTGATATAGTATTTATGTGAGCAAAATCCATGGCCTTAGAAGATGAATTAAGACGAACTAATGAACGCTTGGACGAATTTATTCGCCAAGCTGGTGGTAGCAGGTCCACCAGCGGCTCTAGTGGCGGAAGTTCTGGTAAAGCCTATACAGAAGCCGAAAGAGCAGCGTCCAGTCTGGCTAACTCTCTAAAAGAAGCAAAGGCATCATTTCAGAATCTACAAAGAACAAGCAAGGATTATGGAACTGTATCTAAACTTAATAATGTAGCACACAATCTATTTGGTAAGAGTACTCTTGAAGCCCATGAGCATATGAATTCGCTTGGCGATGCTATCTACCAACAGCAGACTCTCTATAGAGATGCTAAAAAAGCAGGCAATGAAGAAGTAGCAGGCAAAGCCAGAGCTACACTGATGAATCTGCAGCAACAAAAAGCCAACAATGAAGTAAATGCGCAGTCCGCGAGCGCACTTGGTTCATCTGTTGGTGGATTCATTAGCATTATTGCTGGCTTAGAAAATAGACTGATAGGCATCGAGGCAACATATCAAGCTCAGCTGATGTCGATGGTGTCGCAAGGACAGAGTGGGTTCTCCTTGTTTGGTGCCTCTGTTGAAGCCAACATTGATAAAGTCACTGCTGCCAGCGACGCCATGGCAGACGCAGCCAGCAAAGCAGGCAGTGCGCTTAGTCAGATGGGTGGTGTTATACTACCAATAGTTGGATTTGCACTCAACATAATGGCCGAGCGTGCCAAAGCAGTAAGCGCCGCAAATGCAACACTGGCCAAGCAAGGCATACGAATACTGGTCGAAGAAGGCAACAAGCTGATCAAGACCCATATGGAAATGACCAGCACCGGACTGATATTTGCAAATGGTATGCAAGGCTTGATTAATGCCACTGATGGAACCAAGCTGAGACTAGAAGAAATGACCGCAGTGGTAAAAGAAAATCGAGCGTCTTTTGCTGGCATGGGCATGGGCATGACAGAAGCCACAGAACTAATAGGTGGAGTTGCACGAAAGCTGGCTTCTACAACTGGTAAATTTGCCAATGCTGACAGGCAGTTGCTGGCACTGGGCTACAGCTATCAAGAGCAAGCTGCTCTTGCTGCTGAAACAGCTGAAATGATGAGTCGTGGTGGACAAAAACAAGGTTCTAATGCAGTGGCACAGGCCACTATGGAGATGGCTAAAAATATGGCTTTGGTTGCAGAAGCAACTGGCGAAGACATGAAAGAAAAGAAAAAGAAAATGCAGGCGGAGCAGACGGAGTTTGCTGTTAAAGGCGCCATGGCAAAACTGGCTAGAGATGATCCTGCACGACACAAGCAACTCATAGCCCAGCAGCTGGGCATGACTGATGCACAAAGAAAAGCATCTAACGAGATGTTGGTCTATGGAACAGTAAGAGACAAAGACCTGGCTATCCAAATGGCTCTTAATTCTGGTTTAAGAAAATCAGTAATGGAAAATGATGCTGCATTTAGAAACGGTACTGCCAGCACTTTGCAGGCTGGAAAGACTGCGACAAAGTACGCAAAAGAAACGCAAGATGCAAATATAGAAATGGCGGGCACTGTTGGTAAAGCAGCTCAGGCAGTTGGTAGTTTCAAAGGTGTAGCAAGCAACGCGGCCACTGACATGGATCAGAATCAGAGATTAGCGAATGCTAACTTTGAGAAATCACAAGCAAAGCAAGATAAACTGTTAGATGCAGCAGGCAAACCTACCCAAGCCGGTGATCCGACCGGAGCACTGCTGGACGCTATTGAAGTTGGTGCAACTGCTGCCAAAGAGATGCAGCAAAAAGTTGTTGGAGTCATTGGTGAAATTGCTGCACAGTTGAGGGCTCACTATGATAGCCTTAAAGGTGCATTTGATAAAAGAAACTATACAGGCGCCGGAGCAGGCGGCAGCATGCCACTAAGCATGGAACAGATCCTTGCGCTGATGATAGCGTTACCAATTGTTCGGGGTCTGATGATGGGCGGTTTTACAGCCGCAATGAACAAGGTCAAAACTGGCAGCTGGCTAGGTAAAGTCGCACCTGCAGCCCCTACCGCACCAGCTACAGCAACTACCACTGCTACAAACACAGCCCGCACCACTTCATCAGCAGTAGACCGTGCCAAAGAACTACAAGCAAAAAATCCAGGCATGAGCAGTAAAGATGCTCTAGCAGAAGCTAGACGCACAGGAGGCTTTAAACAGTTTGCTGAAACAGAAGCAAAGGTAGCACAGAATCTAGCCAAGTCGGGTACTGCAATCAACACTGTTGCAAATGAAGCAGGCGTGCTAGGCAAGAGCATGAATTTTATGAAAGGTGGGTTTCAGAAACTAGGACCCAAGATACCTATAATAGGCACAGCCTTAACAGTGGCCATGGCTGGGTTTAGTATCGCAGGAATTGAAGCTAGACAGGCAGCAGGAGAAATATCCGAAGAACAAGCCAGGACCGAAGAAGGTGGTGTAGTAGGTGGAGCAACCGGAGGATTAACAGGAGGTCTTGCAGGTGCAGCCGCCGGGGCAGCAATTGGTTCAGTTGTGCCTGTGATCGGAACCGTGATTGGTGGACTGATTGGCGGAGCACTAGGTGCCTGGGGCGGAGAAGCACTGGGTTCAAAGCTAGGTGAGAGTCTGATGAGCAACTGGGGAGATATAACCAAGTGGACCAGTGACATGGGAAAAAGTATAGCAGAAAATACATCAGCCGCCTGGGCAACAACTAAAAATTGGTTGGCCACAGATGGCAAACAGTACTGGAACATGTTTACCAGTGGCGCCAAAACAGTAGGTAAGATGGCTCTAGGAGTATTGGAAACAATACCAGGTGTTGGCGTAGTAATTAAAGGTGTACAAACTGCAATGTCCAAGGCAGAAGAAGGTTTTAAATCTGCATATAAAACAGCAGGCAGTTTCCTTACAGAAACTGGAAATAAATTTAAAACAACATTCCCTGAGCTAACCAACATGATACAAAGTATGTTTGGTGGCATAAAATCAGGACTGGGTAGTTTAATGGATGGTATCAGAAACAGTGATACTTTTAAGTACATTAAAGACAAAGTTGGGTTTGGCGACAAGCCACCAAACTCAACTACAGCATCTCCTGCAGGAGCAAACAATTCTACCAACAAAACTACATCAGCTGAAAAACCAGCAACAGGACCAGGCACAGCTAACCTTGATGGTGAGTACAAGAAAAATGCAGACAGTTGGGTGGCCGCAGTACAAGGTGGTAAGTCTTTTGATTCAGTGCCAGAGATGTACAAGCCGTATGTTAAAGCACAATTGGCCAAAGGTACCCCAAAAAATTCAAAACCAACAGTCGCAACTCCTACATCAGCGCCCGGAACTGCGCCTGCTGCTTCAACGCCTGCTAAATCTACACCACCAACAAAAGTAGATGCTGTTGGTATACCGCAGAAAAAAGATCTAACCGCACAGGAAAAAGCAGCAGTCTACGAAACCATTGCAACCAATACCAAATATACTGCCGACCTGATGCAGGCCCAACAACGAGCCATGAACTCCATGCTACAGCAGTTGGCCGCAATAACGGATGCCACGCGAGAAACTGCATATGCTGCCAAGAAAACTGCGCAGAACACAAATTAACTTAAATACACAACAGAGAAAAAAACATGACATGGCGTAAATATTTCAAAGGTACCAATTTACCACAAAACATCAGCCCAGTTGCTGGTGCTGGGCGCAAGGCTGATCCAGGATATAGGAACTATCAAAGCAACTTACCAGAACTGTATATTGGGCATCCAAATCGTATTGAGCGATACAATCAATATGAACAAATGGATGCAGACAGCGAAGTCAATGCCGCACTGGATATTATATCTGAGTTTAGCACACAGGTTAATGTGGATAATAATCTCCCATTTGATCTGCATTTCCACAACAGGCCAACTGATAACGAAATCAAGATTATCAAAGAGCAACTGGAACAGTGGTGTAATCTAAACGAGCTAAATCGCCGCATGTTCAAGATCTTCCGTAATGTTATCAAGTACGGAGATCAAGTGTTTATTCGTGATCCAGAAACGTTTAAATTGTTCTGGACAGAGATGAGCAAGGTTACCAAGGTCATTGTGAATGAAAGCGAAGGCAAAGAGCCAGAGCAGTATCTAATAAAAGATCTAAATCCAAACTTCCATAATCTAACAGCAACAGCGATTGCAGCCACAGACACATACACTAATCATCCACAGTCTGGCGGCCCAGCTGGTAGCTATGTACAGCCTAACAATTCAATAGCAGGCGGAAGCCGCTTTGCTCATGCACAAAATGAAGCCGCAATCAATGCTGAACATATTATACACATCAGTTTAACTGAAGGGCTGGACGTGTTTTGGCCTTTTGGTAATTCAGTACTAGAAAACGTTTTCAAGGTGTTCAAACAGAAAGAACTGCTGGAAGACGCTATTATTATCTATCGTGTGCAACGTGCGCCAGAACGCAGGATCTTCAAGATTGACGTGGGCA